GTAATTTTATTATTGACTAAATATCTTGGTATAAGCATACTAATATTTATCGGATTAATGTTAACAAAAGATATAGAACAAAATTTTCCATATATAAGCGTAGTTACTTACGGTGGCAACGAATATGTAGGCATCATTGCAAATCAAGATCAATATGTAACTACAATGTTTGTATACACAGAACTAAAGACTGAAAAAGAAAAACAACGTTTATTAGAATTAGGAAGTATATGGTGGTGGGAATCAAATAGAATGATACCTATCAATATATTCTTGCGAGAAGACATGAAATATTACAATCATTGTCTACTAACTATGAATAGTAAAGACGTTAAAGTAACAATAGGACCTGTTACAAATATTAATAATCTTACAGTTAAACGGGTAAAAAGAAAAAGCGTACAACTAATACGCAAACCTACGTAGTCATTTTTTCGCAAATTAAATTCATGTGTACTACACATGCTACAGCATAGCTCATAGCATGTGCTTTCTTAAAATAATAGTCACCGTTTGTTGGTTTTATCCAAACTTCTTTCATTATCGTTTGCCAGTCTTTGTCCGCTAGATGTCTTTTGGCTGGACGTATTATTGCTAGTGTCGCGGCCAATTGGCTTACCGAGGTAGGCTTCAATTGTTTCAACAGACTGTCGTGTCCGCTTAGATGAAAGACTTGATCGACGAAGTCCTTGTGCTCCAATAGTTCCCATAGTGGCTCCTTTCTCATTAGGCTTATTAAATGTGTCTCGTCTTCTACATCTTTGTAGATAGACACATTTAGAAAATCTAATTTAAAGTATCCGCGGTCTTCAGCAGTTTTATAATCAACCGTGCATATATTGTTAACAGGGTTGTGTGGACATTCAGTAACATACACACCTGTATTATGTTTCTTACCTGTATCTAGTTTTGCTACTCTGTGATTAAGTTGTGATAATATAATATCTCTATCAGCAAAGTCTATATCAATATCAGGCAAGGTCACCGTCCTCTCTCATTTGCTTCCTAATTTTTGTTGCACTTATTTGATGAATATCTTCTCCAAGATCATGTTCTGTAAAAGTATATCCAACTCCTCTACCATAACTTATGTTTACAATATTAGGAACTTTTATTATAACATAATCTATATTATATGTAAAGTTTTCTTTGTTCAATTCTTTTATAATCTTGTCTGCCACATCAGTAGTGCTAAAAGGGTTGTCTTCAAATCCTTGTACATCTCTAATCATTATACATACTTGACCTGTTTTAGTAATAGCTTTTTTAAAAAGTTCTGTATGTCCTTTATGCCAAGGTTGCCACCTACCTAACATCATTGCTGTAGGTTTTTTATTGTCGAACATTATTACGCTCCATATAATTTAATACTACTTCACTTAATTGTGCATGTGTATCTGTAAACCATTTTCTAATATGGTAATTACAATTAGGAGGATTTTCAAATAGTGTATTTGTATCCTTATATTCTGAAGCTATAATGGTATCCATCCATACAGTGTAATCTGGTTCGAATGCTTTTCTAGTTTCTTCCGTAGGACACACAAAGTCTGCAACAGCAACTTTTCCTGCTGATACAACTCCGTCAGCTAAATGTCTCATACGTTGTGCTTGTCTTATACGTCCTTCTATTGAGAAGTCCCAGTCGTTATAATTTTTTCTTACTTCGTCTGCGTTGATATGAACACCGTTTATAAGTTGTGCAAATGGCTTTGCAAGTGTAGTTTTTCCGCTACCTGGTAATCCAAAAATTAAAATCTTCATTATATCATCCTAGTGTAGTGCAAATATTTAAAATCTTTTTTAAAATCTTTGCGTACCCTTTCTAACACTGCACTGTTTGTATAATAAGACGGCAACGCTATTCCGTCTTGTTTAGATACATTAACTTTAGGAAAAGGTTTCGGAGTATGCAAATATGCTTGTAATTTTTCTAAGTCAGTTTCTAATTTAAATTTTTTATGCACATAAAATTTATTGCCGTTCATTATATAGTCTATCTGTAATCGCCAAGGTTGATTATCTCTCAAAGGAGATATACGAGGACGATCCATCACAAATTGTGTCCAGGGAAAGTCTTGTTCAAGCCAGCCCATCTTTATACTGTAATTATAAAAACTTACTAGTCTTGAATAAGGATTTCTAACTATACAAAAGCGTTCTTCGTTTGGATAATCGGTATAATATTTGTATGCTGTCCTATGTTTTTTAGTATCTGCGCCGTTGTCTTTTGTTCTAGGACTATTCACAGGAAGTTTATTTTCTCTTAAAAACTTTATCATACTTCGGCCGGCAGTTTTTGGTATGTGGATAAATCTTTTCACAGATTACTTTCCTTGGCTACTTGCTTTGCTAGTTCAACATCCTTAGGCAGTTTTCTAAATCTCATTGCCCAATGCTCTGGATAAATTACATGATAAACCATTTCTAACTGTTCATCATTAAATTTACTTAGCATATTTTTTCCGCTATCACAATTTAAAAGTAACCAAGGTGAAATCTTTCCGTCCTTTATATCCCATACAGCCTTGTTAAGACTAATGTAATTAAAATAATGATTCCAAGCCGCTGGCTCATTTTCGCTTGCCCATTCCATCATAGTCTGCACACTGCGTTCTAACGCTGTTGTGACATCTTCTTTAAGAATAAATTCTAGTACATATTTTTCATACAGTTCATCTCTACACCAATGATCAAGTTTAACTCCGCTTGTTACAACATAATCAATATAACGCTCAGGATATAGAGGCCGCACATTATTGATAAACGAACCAAACTTGACGAAAGCATTATAGTACTGCGAGTTACAAAAGTCTTCATATGTTTTTTCTTTCTTTGCCCCTGCACTTAATTTATAAAATCTATTAAAAGCATACATGCCATAGCGTACACGCTTCTCATCTTTTTGTAGATGTCTACGTTTTTTTTCGCACATATGCGCCGCAAGAGTTTTTTCTCTTACGTAACTGCTACCACAATATTCGCACTTGAATGCCTTATTAGACAAGTTTCTCACCCACATTCATACTGTTCATTGATACATCACCAGCAACACTTATTCTATAAGAATTAGGTTTTGTATAACTTGGATATACCATATGACCCATATCGCTTGGGAACAGTATAAGCGTACCTTCCATACTAGGATCTAATTTATAATTTCTCTGTTGTATCTGTCCAATTGTATTTGTATATTGTATTACAAAATCACTTGCGTCTGGATGTGCAAATCCTAAGTCACCTTCTTGTTCTTCTCTGTAATCTGTTGGAATTTTTAACCATACAACAAAACTGAAAACTGCTTGATGATCATGTATACTTTGATATTGATCACTTGTAGTAATACGCACCCAAAATCTATTGAACTCTAAATTATGATAGTGTGTGGTTTTAATATTAATAGGCCAACCCCAATTGTCAGCGTATGCATTAATTAAAGGTTGCAGGACCTCTTTTTCAAATGTATTTTCATGATCTATAAGGCTCCATTGATTATCTTTTGCATGGCTTATTACTTCATTACCATCAAAGTTATATCCTACATATGCTGTATCTTTAATGTATGCATATAATAAATCAATGTGTCGTTGTGTTAATTTGTATTCAAGTATACCATAATTATTAGGAGTAATTAATTTGTAGTCCATTATAATTTTACCTCTATGTTATGATCTTCTGCAAGTTGTTTAATATCTTTTTTACTGTTGATCGACGCTAATATTTCAAGTTCATTTTGCTTCATGTGCGGATAAACTTGCTCTAACACTTTTACAAGTTTGTTATTATCTTGTGTTTTCTTTTTAAATCCTATCCAAGGATGGTACTCAATTTTTCCTGTAGCACCACTCATGCACAATAGTTGCCATTGCAATTTTTGATGCTTGCTTACTTCCATATAGTTTTTATTATAGTATTCATTTGTTTTGAATATAGCAAGCTCTTGTTTGTCTCTGTCGCCTTGTACAGAACTTACATATCTATTGAGCAACCAAAAACTAACTTGTTTACGTTCGTCATCTGTAATCTCATTCCAAACGTTTTTTGCACCCATATCTATGGCTGCTAGTATATCTTTTATTGGGAGTTTTTGTTGTGCCATTCCTCTAGATCCTCAGGTGTGTTTATCTCTGTACCTTTATATTGTACACTCTTACATCCTATTTGCCAACCATTTTTTAGCCAACGTAGCTGTTCAAGTTTTTCAATTTGTTCTTCTTGACTTATCACACTGGGATATTGTTCTAGAGCCTTTGCAGAGTATCCATATATTCCTAAATGCCAATCACCATAACCAGTCATACCTCTGCCAAACCATAATGCTCTATCTGTAGATCTTACCATTTTTACAGTGTGAGGATCGTTTTGTTTTTCTTTTGGCATCTCAGTATAAACAGTAGATACATCGCAATCCTTTAAAGCATTAATTGCTGTGTTAACAATTTCTGGTGTAACATCTGCCATATCACCTTGAACATTTACATAATGCTTATAATTTACAAATGCCTTTACATGTGCGCCTTGGCATCTTTCTGTGCCGTTATCATATTGATCTCTATCAATAATACACGGACCACCTACTGCATTATATATTTCTTGGTGATCAGTCAAAACATATGTATCAATGCCTGTGCTTTTACAGATATCATATACACGTTTAATTAGAGGCACACCGTTTAAGTGAGCGAGAGGTTTACCTGGAAATCTTGTACTTGCCCAACGTGCAGGAATTAAAATTGCCACACTCATAAAGGTCTCCTACTGTGCATTACATCAATAGTATAATTCTTTATAAGCATTTGTTTTGGCGCAAGCATAACTTGTTCTATAATTATTTTAGCAACATCTGTTGTATCCATTTTTCTAGCTTGTTTGTTTGCAACCAAAGGTGTGTCCATTCTACCTAATTTTACTTGTACGACTTTGCATTCGCTGTCTATAAGTTGTAATTGCATACACGCTTTATCTAGTGCCGCTTTATGCACTGCATAAGGATTAATAACATCATAATTACCATCTGCACTAACACTTCCGATGTTAATGATTGTGCAGTCTCTATCTTTGTTTTTCTCAAATAATTTGTAAAGAAGATCTGTTTGTGCCCAATTTGCATAAGCATTATTAACAAAGACATCCCAATAATTTCTTTGCACAAAGTTTTCTAAATTTTTTTGTAAATCAAATCCATTACTACGGCTCAATCCTTCTGTATGATAATCATGGAGAATACATGTATCATAAATTGCTTTGCCTAAACCGCTTGTATGTCCTGTTACAAATACGTTCATTAGAACCTTTTTAAATCCTCATCTACCATCATGGTTATTAACTTTTCAAAATCAACTTTAGGTTTCCAACCTAATTCTTTTTGCAATTTTGTACTATCACCTCTTAGAAAATCTAATTCTGCAGGACGGATAAAATTATGATCAATATGAATGTGGTCTTCCCAATCAGTAATTCCAACATGTCTGAATGCTGTTTTACATACGTCTTTTACGCTATATGTTTTTCCTGTGGCACACACATAATCTTTCGGTTCGTCTGCTTGTAGCATCATCCACATTGCTTCTACAAAGTCACCTGCATACCCCCAATCTCTTTTTGCATCTATGTTGCCAAGTCCTATCTTAAAATTTTTTCCATTAGCAATAGCCGCAACACCATTTGTAATTTTACGTGTAACAAATTCAATACCTCTAATCGGTGATTCATGATTAAATAATATACCACTACATGCAAACATGTCATAACTTTCTCTCATATTACGTGTAATATGATATCCGTATAATTTAGCTACACCATAAGGAGAACGTGGTTGCATATTTGTAGTTTCTCTTTGCCAACCTGCTTCGTGACTGTTACCAAACATTTCGCTAGTGCCCGCTTGATAAAATTTACATTTAGGTTTAATTCTACGTACAGCTTCTAAACAATTCAATGGACCTAACGCATCTACCTGACTAGTTACATGAGCTAATCGCCAACTACCACCTACAAAACTTTGTGCGGCTAGATTGTAAAATTCATCTGGTTGATGTTTCTCTACAATATCAAATATACTTCCTATGTCAGTTACATCTCCAGTTTCTAAAAATAATCCTCTTTTTAATAAATCTAAATATTCAATATTATTCCAACTAGGATCGGTATATCTTTTAATCATACCTACTACACGGTAGCCTTTTGTTAGTAAAAAGTCTGCAAGATAGCAAGCATCCTGTCCAGGAAATCCTGTAATTACAGCTACTCTCATTATAATGTCTCCATAAGTTCTTTTACTTTTGTAAGTTGTTCTTGTAAATTTCTATTGTCATTTCCTAAGAAAAATCCTTGGTCATGAATTTCATCTGCACAGTCATATGTGCCAAATGTTGTATAGTTTAATCTGTCAATCACAGGATTACGCATAAAGTTTCCTGCAACAATCGGACGGCATTCAATATAGTTTTTTCTAAATAAATTAATCACTTCTGCACGTCTATCCTTTAAATTATTTTCAAGAACAAAGCTAAATCCAAAATACGTATGTACACTGTTTTCAGTAGGTAATTGTGTTCTTGCATAATCTACTTCGTCAAAAAGACTATGGTATAATTTACTATTTTCTATTCTCCTATATACCATACCGTCTGCTTTTCCTAATTGCACCTGACCAACAGCTCCACTCATTTCTAATGGTCTGACACAATATCCAGGCAACACAAATCTAAAACTATCTTCGAACGGGTCTCCGGACTTTGTGTATAGTGAACTATAATCACCTATGTCACGCACCCATCCATGTGCTCTTAGACTACGCATATAATCTGCAAGATCGGCATCGTCTGTAACAATCATTCCGCCTTCCATAGTCTGTAAATGGTGACTAAAAAAGAAACTAAATGTACCTGCATCTCCCCAAGTTGAACAATATTTGTTAATGTGCTTTGCTCCAAAACTTTCACAATTATCTTCTATTAACACAAGACCATGCCTGTTGCATATATTTTTCAATTTACTTAATTCACAACTGTTACCTAACAAGTTGACTGCAAATACTGCTTTTGTTTTTTCTGTGATAGCTTGTTCAACTAGATCCGGATCTATGTTTAAACTGTCTTTGTTAATGTCTACAAATTTTAAAACTAATCCATTTTGCTGTACAGGAAAAAATGTTGTACTCCAACTCACTGCTGGTACAATTACTTCGTCACCTGGATTTAAATTATAGTTTGGATTCTGTACAATACTTGTTAAAGCAATTAAGTTTGCACTGCTACCACTATTAGTCATTACTGCAAACTTTGCTCCAATATAATCTGCAAATTCTTTTTCAAATTTTGCAACTTCTGGTCCCATTGTATATCTGCCGCTGTCCATTACTCTTTGTAGTGCGGCTACTTCTCTTTTATCCCAGGTATCGTGTGCTAAATTGTACATTGCTTTTCCTTTTGTATATTTAAATATCACCATGCTTTTTGATGTCAGATGCGATTTTTTCAAAGTCTTTTAATTTTATCATGTTAGGTCCGTCGCTAGGTGCTACGTCTGGATCTTTGTGGACTTCGATAAAGAAACTTCTGATTCCCATTGCGGCTCCTGCTCTGGCCAGGCGAGGTACATAAAGTCTATTTCCATCTGACGATCCGCCCAAGCCTCCAGGTTTTTGAACGCTGTGTGTAACATCAAAAATAAGATCGGCGCCGTAGTTATCCATAATATAAGCCATTCCTGTGAAGTCCACGACCAAAGTGTTGTATCCAAAACTAGTTCCTCTTTCTGTTATCCATAATCTTTTTGCACCTTCAGTTTTTGTTACTATTCCGCCTATATCCCAAGGTGCTAGGAATTGACCTTTCTTTATGTTTACAATTTTCTTTGTTTCTACACATGCTCTAATTAAATCAGTTTGTCTACATAAGAATGCAGGAATCTGTAGTACATCTACAGCATCATCATATATTTCTGATATAGTCTTAACTTGTTGTACATCATGTACATCTGTTAATGTTTGTAAACCAGCAATCTCTAATTTCATTGTACGAAATGCTTCTAGTGTGACATCTAGTCCTTTGCCTCTTGGACCTTTCATACTTGTTCTGTTTGCTTTATCAAAACTTGCTTTGAATATATAATCTATATCTAAACTGTCGCATACACGTTTGCATTCACGTGCTATTTCTATACTTTGAGCAAGAGATTCGTGTTGACAAGGTCCTGCTATAATTCTCATCTGTTTTCCTTTATATCTAAAAGAGCTTTCACTGGATCATCACTCTGTGTAATAGTTCTTCCTATAACCAAATAGTCTGCACCTAAGTCAACTGCCTGTTTGGCTGTTACTGTTCTAACCTGTCCTTTGTTTTTTCCTATGCCTGGACAAACTTTTATATAATGTTTTTCTAAGTTAGGAATGTTTTCTATATCACTTGCAGAACATATTACACCACTAAATCCGTAAGGACTTATTCTGTCTAAATGAGTCCTCCACATTAAATTCATAGCAGTGTTTGTTATTCCAAATCTCTCTTCTGGCGACCAACTTGTTAGATATGTTACACCTAATAGTTTAACTTGCTTTGCTAATGGTTGTATTTCTTCAAACACTGCTTCGTTGTTGTGTGTGCAAATTGTAGTCATTGTAGCACCTTTGTCTACAATCTTTTGAACAACCTGCTTTACAGTATTTGGTGTATCCCAGAGTTTACAATCAACAAACAATTCACCTGCTTTTGTGTAGTCTTTTATGTATACACTTTGGCTCCATAGTGCATGATTTATTTTAAATCCATCTGCAACGTCACGCAACTTTGCACACATTTCTAATGCTTCTAATGGGTTGGTATAATCTAATGCAACTATAATTTTCATAAATTTTTCCAACATAGGTAAGCATAAAATAATGCACCTAAGAATAGTGTCAATAACAAAACTTCTTCATCTGATATTATCATTTATTCTCCTTTACCATATAGTATGTTATTACTAATTTGTTAAGTAACTTTTTTAGAGTTTGATTTGTTTGTGCAAGGTCGCAAAGATTTTGCCACTCGCTATAATCTAATAATTTGCCCTGTGCTCTTGCTACTCCTCCTGGATCACCTCCTACTATCCATCTTTCTATTTCTGGCTTATCTCTATACCTAGCGTATACTACACCGTCTGCTCTTTCATAAATTAATGCTTGTCCAGGTATTAATTTACCCATGTGTAAGTTCCACATCTATTCTTTGTTTTTTATTTGTATACATGTCTACAATTTTCATATTCATAGCAAATTCTATACGTTCTCTCCACCATGCTTCTTCTTCGATTATTAAATGTGCATTACGCCCATCAGATAAAATTTTTGTTGCAGGTTGTGTATCTATTCTTAGCCAAACATGTTTTTCACTTTGTTGTTCAATAAATTGTAACACACTATCAAGATATAATGGTTCAACATGTTCAAGTACATCATTTGAAAATACTACATCAAATTTTTGTTGTGGTAATTGATCGTATATTTTAACTGCTGGGTCATATCCTAAACAATGTATATGCGGATATTTTTCTCTAATCATTTGGAGCAATGCTCCCTTGCCACAACCAAAATCTAAAATAGATCGAGGCTTCCATTTTTTTATACAAGCCTCGAACTCTTTAATTTTTTTCTTCTTGTTGCCAAAACCTCTTGCATGAGCGTTGTGTACGCTTTTAAGTAATTCTAAATAGTTATGACTGCACAGTTCCATATTAATCAAATAGATTCATATAATCGCTAGCCACTCTCCATAGTAATCTACCAGGGCCACCTATTGGTGTTCTTCTATGCAGAGAAGTAAATTGATCCATAAGAATAAAATCGCCTGGTTGGAATATATGGTGTACTTGATATTTGCTTTTAAATATCTTTGGCTTCAATCCTTCAATAAGTTCTTCATGATCTATTTTTTTATCACCTTCCCATGCTTCGCATATAAAGTGAAATGGAAAATAAAAATACTTAAGATCATTATGTGGGTGTGTTCCTATTAGAGGCCTAATACTACCAGGAGTTTTTTTAGCTAATTCTAAGTAAGGATCGTCTTCATCAAAAGTTCGCATAGTTTTATCTTTGAACTTGATTTTAACTATAATACTTTCATAATATGCACGTTCGTCATCACTCATATCATAATACGGTGTACTAGTATTGCATATACTAAGAGTAGTATTTGGATCACCTACTACGCAATACAATCCAATTAGTATTTTATCAACAAAGGATCTGCCGTTTCCGTTGCTGTGCCATCCTAATTCGCCATCACCAAACATACCAATTCTAGCGCCTTTTTCATCTCTTTCGCCGCTCACCCTAAATATCTCTGGGTAATCTGGATCGTTCATAAACTGTCCTGGTGCCTCACAAGAACCTGTACGTTTAAAAATATCTGTAAATTGTCCTTCGTTCATCCACTGTTCGTAGAATATAGCCCAGCCATCTTTCTGGACAGTGGTCATTAATTCTTTTAATTCATTATCTGTATAATCATAAATCTTTGATGTCATTTTCAATCTCCTTCCACAGTTAAGTTTGGGTGCCGACTGTACGACGAACTATGTCGTTGTGATTAAATTCAGCCCAATATAGTTCAAAAGCGACACCGTCTTCTAAACCTTCAAATTGATGGACCTTGCCTGGCTTCACTTGTGTGAAGTCTCCTGCCTCAAGAACAGTTTCGTCAACCAAACCGTCTTGATCTCCGTCTTGCCAAACACGCACAAGCATCTTTCCAGATTCAACATAGAACCCATTCCACTTGTACTGATGTTCGTGTTCGGAACACTTGTAACCCGCTTTGTACTCAATGCGGTGAAATTCTAATACGCCATTAGCGTGGATCAATTCAGTTTGTCCCCAAATTTTTCCTGCTTTCATTTTAGTCTCCTAACCTTTTATCTTTCTACGTATAGCTTTACTATAATATTTTTCCCTGTTTGTTTTATCAGGGCCTTTATAGTGAGTCATATAACCTTTAAATGCTTGATTAAAAACATCCTTAGGCATATCTTTTGTTATATTATATGACTGTATTCCATCTTCTTCAAACTCCTGTCTAACAGCATCATATACATGACAATCAGTAAATCCTTTGAGATTATATATAAGATCTTCGTCATAGTATTGCTTGAAACGTTTAAAGAAACTTTTACTATCCGGATGTTGCATGTTCCAAGCAAGCCAACCGGTCTCTGTATATCTACCAGGCCTACCAAGGTAACTGGACACAAATCCGTCTGGCATAAATTTTGTAAGATAATTAATGTCAATATGTTCTATTACTTCTGTATCTGCATCTAACCAAATTACAATATCACTGTCTGTGTTTAATCCTGCATGACACCAAGCGTAACTTTTATGACTGAATCTTACACCATCCCAAATAAAACCTTTTGTTCCTTCAGGTACTGTTTTGTATAAATTTCTATTTTTAAATACTGTAAGTTCAGGAACTTCTTTTTCTAAAATTTTATTTGTCCAATTAGGTTTATTGAACTCACGTGGTGTATCTGTATACACTATCATTTCTACATCATCTGAGAGATATTTTTGTAAACTACTAATACAGTGTTTAGCATATACTTCATATCCTTTATCACTAAACGTTGTAAGTATTGTAATCTTTTTATTCATAATAATTTTCCGTAATCGATCAATTCACTTTGTCTACTTACATCTTTAATAAAAAATGCACAAAGAGGATTTTCACCAGTTGTGATCGGTACTCCTAGTAGCTGACCATTTTTTAATTTTGGAAAGTACCACTTGACGTCATTGTAAAAATTTGTTATTTCTATACTACCAAAATCAGTTTTAAAACTTGTTAAAGGATTGAATAAAAATGATTCAAATCCTCTATCGTTAATACTAGTTAGTGGTAGTATTTCTATATCGTTACCAGTTTGGCTATCACCTACTGCTATGCTCCAATCTACGGGCATCATTATTTCATGTCCGTTGATTTCCATTACCATAGCAGGCGCACTAAAAGATTCTAAAAATATTAGTGGGATAAAAAAGAAGTCTGGCTCTTTAGGGTCTGAGTTATCTAGTATTGCAAACCTTACATCATCTTCTAGTTCATCAGGTAAATTAGTAAGTGAAAACGCTTTGTTTTCTAAACTTAATATATGCATTGAGTATCCTTAATTTTGTTAATTATAACAAAGACTTACCCAAAAGTCAACCAATTAATGCCAATCTACCTTTTCTATTGTAAACGGATATTGTGCTTCTTTGTAAAACTTTTTTCTTTGTGTTAAATGTCTTTTTGCAAATTTACAGGTACTTGTAAGGTCCCATATTTGTACAAAGTCTTTGTCTTTTGCCTTTCTTACGCCTCTACCAATACTTTGTATGACTCTAACAAAACTTTTTCCAGGTTCAATTAAAACTAAGTTAAATATCCGTGGAATATTAATTCCTACTGCCGCAACTCCATAGGTTGCTATAATAACCTTGTTTGTTGCTTCTTGTATTTCATCATACGTATCTTTTCTGTCTTTTAATTTTACATCGCCCTTAACAAATGTACTGTCTGGTATAAGTTCTTGTAACATTTCGCCAGCACTAATTCGATCAACTAATATCAGTGTATTACCGTCTTCTTTAATTTTGTTTAGTAGCTTACCTAAGTATGTAACTCTGTTTTTATCTGTTACAAGATATTTTAATTCTGATTGATAATCTCTGTGAACTACTGTGTCAATAAGTTGAACAACATTCACATGACATTGGGATAGCACACCTTTGTCTTGTAATTCTTTTGCACTAATTTGTCCTATTACAGGACCAATGCTTGCATGTATACTTTCAAATTCAAATTTTTCTTTTGGGATTGTGCCTGTTAGGCCCCATCGTATAGGAGCGTTACGTAAATTGCGTGTAAGCAACGTCTTGAGTACTTCTGCCTTTGCTTGGTGCACTTCGTCAATTATTACTGTGCTTACGCCTTCAAGAAACTCTGCAAGGCTTAACACTGCACTGCCATCTTTAAATTTCTTATCTAAAATGTTTAACGACTGCCATGTGCATATTGTGTGAGTCTTGCCCAACTCTTTCCTATCACCGAAGTATACGCCGACGTCCAGCCCGCAATTAATGTAGTCCTCTTCAGTTTGAGTGACAAGACTTTTATTTGGTACAATGACAAGTGTTCGTCCATGTTCTTCCGCTATATGACTTAGTGTTGCAGTTGTAATAGTTTTACCTGCGCCAGTTGCAATCTCTTGCAGGCTTTGTGGAGTGTTTAAAAAATTATTTATCGCTTCAACTTGATAATCACGTAAAATGATATGTTCGCCTTCTGCTGAATGTCCTGCAGGCCAACGTATATCTTGATCTTTCCAATAGTTTTCAGTAATAGGTTGGAAGTTAAGTTTTATAGGATGTCGTCTGTCCTCAATGTCAACAATCTCTACACGATTCTTTTCAAGTACACTAACAATAGTATCAAGATGATTTACATAGCCTGTGCCACCAATGCCAAAGAAAGCAACCTTACCATCCCAGCGTCCTAGTTTATATTGTGGCATATAACGTGCATAAGGCACTTCAAACTTTAAAGCGTTTGCAAGTTTGCGTCGAACGTCTACCTCTAGTCCTTCTATCTTGATGTTTACTTCATCTTCTATTATTAGTTTACAAGTTGCCATTAAATCTTTTCTACGTCTCTATGAAAAGGACTTATGTCAGTATCATAATGTATAATAAGATCACAGTCGTTTAGATAGGTTCTTAATTTACCATTGCTCATTTTACTTCCGGATAGCACTACTGCTCTTGGCCTCCATTCATTTACTAGTAAAGGTTTTGGTATTTTATCACCTTTAATATACACAAGTTTTGATGTTGTGTCAAGTGGCGAATTAAGTTTTTTATCTTTTATATAATTGTTTATTTCTTGTCCTTCGGCTGTGTCATTTTCTTCTCTAAATAATACGCTAAAGCTATCTTCTTGAAATACACCTTTGAATGTTTCGTAAAAAGGATGTATATCATTTAATTTAAATTTATCATTACACACAACAAGTATAGGATACCTAAATAGTTCAAGTAATGTTTCAGCAAGCATATTATAATTGTAAGTAGATTTGTTAACAAAAATTTGTGTGTTTGTTCTACGAATAATTTTATTTGTTAAAACATTTAAACCTTGTCCACTTTCATTTAAATCATCTTCGTCTATATGTCCAACGCCGTATATATTTTTTCTATCTGCGAATATAGGAAGATTCTTTTTTGTAGGCTCGCCTATATCCTCAATCATAACATCTATCGCTTTGCTTGAAAAATTGCGTAGTTTTAATCCATATATTCCAGGCACGTGATCTTTTTTATTATTTTTCATTAGTAGTAGTTCCTTGTACACGTTTTGTATACTTTCCTCCACTTCAAAATGTTTACCTTCTAGTAATTGCATTACTGTGAAAATACTTTGTTCATTGTAAGGAAAGTAATGTATTTTAAGTTCCCTGTCATATGCCTTTTCTTTTGTTCTTGTTTTTTCTAATAATTCTATAAGTTTTTTATTAAATGTAAATCTTACACCTAAACAATTTTCGCCTTTGTGTTCTACTTTACGTACCCATTTACTTCGATCTATTTCTCTAAGCGGCAAGCGTAAGTTTTCAAAAACTGTTTTATCCATACCAAATTTAAATAATAGATCATAATAATCATTACACTTTACAACCGCTAAATCGTATTGTCTATCTGTTAAAGGAATGCCACGTAGTACTTGTCTTCCTAAACTTTGTATCAAATTTATATCGCTAGATTTAATTTGATTACGATCAACATTGCATACATCATCAAAACCTGCTAATATTTCAAGACAACGTTCTATTGTGTTTTTTTGTTTCATAGTATTATAATAACAAATTATAGCTTAGAAGTCAATCGATTAAATGCTATACCTTGTGTTATTTCGTCTAAAGTATACTCTGTCCACACATAATTGTTAAACCAATCCTGTCTATCAAAGTATTTTGGATTTTCTATATCTGATAAATTTTTATTAGATACTAGGTATGCTAAACTTTCTGGACCTGTAAACGCAGGAATACCTTTAATAACTGACTGGGGACCTGGATTACTAGACCAACTTATCACTGCCCAAGCATTTTTTGGATCAAAGTCAAAGTCATCATAACTACCTTGTATGTGCATAGGATTGGCACGTACAACATTTGTCCATTCATGTTCTATTGCTGTAAGCATATTTCTAGGGTGCGGTCTAACAACAATTCTTCTACCTGTATACATACGCAAAGCATCTATTACTTCTCCTACCCAACGTGCTACAGGTGGCATCATACGCCATTGATGACTTTTGTCATGCTGACAACATATAATGATGTCTCCATCTACATTACGTTGCCAATCATTTAATTCTAGCCCTAATTGTTTTGCTCTGCTATCGTCTTGGCCCATGTCGCCGAAATAGGCTTCGCCGTTTATACCGTTTAATGCAACTTTCCATGTATGACCTCGTTGTATACCACCTACCTCTAATACAATAACTTGTTTTCCTTTGCTACGAAAATCATCCCACACTTTTTTATTTTGTGCCATTCTGCCGTGCCATAGAACACTCCAAATTACTGCTACATCAGCATCTAGTGTATTATGCACTACATTACAACCTGCATCCTTTAAACTTTTTTCAAAAGCCGCAAATACAGGCTTACTGTTCATTGCGCCATTATCTGTCCATAAACTAAAAATCATGCTTAAATACTCCTAGTATACTATTTACAAAGGATTAACTATGAAGCAAATAACTGTGGTTACTACATTTCATAAACCGGGATTAGAGTTGTATGGACAGCGTTTTTTAGACAGTTGGGCAGAACATGTACATCCTGATATTAAATTAAAAGTGTATACTGAGAATTGCACACCTGTCAACCCAGATGAAGATTCTATTAGTATTATACCTGCAGAGCATGTATTAGAAAAGTTATCATATTTTAAAGAGACATGGAAAAATGTTCCTAAAGCAAACGGTATCCCACCAGAAAACATAAAAGCAAAACGTCCAAGAGATTGGCATAAGAAATTTAAGTGGGACGCAATAAGATTTGCAAATAAAACCTACGCTGTATTTGATGCGGCTTCTAAAGCAGACGATTGGTTAGTCTGGATGGATGCAGATACTGTTGTACATAGTTATTGGGACCACAAAGATTTTTCTGAACTGCTACCTAATGACAAATGGCTGACATATGTTGGTAGAGGTAAAGGCTCACAAACTTGGCCAGAATGTGGATTTTACGGAATGAATTTAAAAGATCCAATCTGCTTAGACTTTTTACGTGAGTTTGAGCGTGTATACGAAGATGCAGAAAACGGAATATTTTTAATGGAAGAGTGGCACGATAGTTTTATATTTGGAGAAATATTAAATCGTATGAAGCAACAACATCCTAATGTGTTAGATTACAGTGAACATATGTATTTGAAAGAAGCAAAGACTGGCGGTGGAGGTCATCCGTTAATTAACACAGAATTAGGAAGATGGATAGATCATATGAAGGGCGATCGTAAAAATCAAGGTAAAAGCAAAACTAGTGACATAATGGTTTCTAACAGAACAGAAAGTTACTGGCGTACATAATTACGCATAAATTCCCAAGCTTCACCACTGCGTAGTTCTTCAAACTTCCAATGACACATTGCAAGTCCTTCGATCCATTCTTGACGATCAAACATCTTAGGGTCTTCTAAACGCTTAAATGTTGTGTTTGCGACATGATGGTACTGACTATAATTAGGATCTGGATCCATTGCAAACACAGGCACACCTTCTATTAAACTAACAACTCCTGGACTACTATTATAGGTTACTACAGCCCATGCATTCTGTAAATCTTGTAAAATAGGTTTTTTCCAAGGACTAATTGTAACATTAGGTTCATTTAGTTGTAGGTACAATGGTACTTTTTTATCTCCTGGATGTCCTCTTACAACAATTGGCCTATCACTAAATTTTCTAATTTCTAATATTGTTCTTTTAAGCCAATCCATTACAGGTAAATTACGCATGCTCCATCCGCCGTTGCGTTGTAAAGGAATTAGAATATAATTACCGTTTGTTCTATAATCTTTCAATCTAATGTTTAAATCTTCGCTTAATTTTCTCCAGCGATTAGGATCGATGTCTTTATCAAAATAAAATCCTGTATTTTTAAATACACCATCATAACTGTATCTTAAATAATTATGTGGCAAATTATCAGGCTTTGCATATAGAAATAAATTACTATCTGCTATCAAAGTTCTATTACCCATCATCTTTTGATGTTCAACAACTCTTGTTCTTAATTTAAGATGAGGTAAATCTTTACCATTAGGATGCGTAAATCCTTGGAGTAATGCTACATCGCAATCAACAAGATTCATACCCATATGGCATATGCCAAGATCGCCTACATGGTTAACACCGTTAACCATATATTGTAAAATTAATGGTTTTTCTTTGTTGTTATTCTGCGGTGGGATGCCACTCAGGTAACTCACAAGTTTCATTGACTGTCCTCCAAGCAAACCCGCTTTTCATCTCTTCAGTTGTAAATTGACAGTATGCTAAATTACTAATCCATGCCTCCATAGTTTCCCTATCTGGGATCCTTGGTGCATCTATGTTTTGTATTTCCGTTTCAGCAATTACACTGGCTGCATTATTGCCTAATACTAATGCTGGTTTACCTTCCATTAGAGCCTCACAGGCTGCGATACTGTTATAGGTAACCAAACAATGTACATCATTTGCTAACGCATCTTGTATGGTGTCTGTACTAATTCTATCAGTACGGCTAGGTTTTCTTCTAATTTCAATTTCCCTATCCGTATATTTTTTTAATTCTTTTACAGTGCGATCTAACCAAGCGTCTAAATTTTCACCCCATACTTCCATAACTTTTACACTAGGAGGGCAAATTAATATTTTACTACCTGGTTTGAATTTTTTAAACCGGTACCCAAATTTTCTAGCTCTATCATTTGGACGTATTTTAATTGGTCCTGTATATTGTAGGCCATTTTTTGTTATACGATGTAGGTATTTGTTTTTTATATTACCTAAGTAACCTGTATCTATAGCATAGTAAGTCCTACCTGTTTTCCAACAATAGTGAAGAGCTTTTCTACTTCCGCCACCTAAGCCTCTTATAACAAGAGCTCGATCTGTGTCTTTTTCTCTATCCCAATTACTACATACACCTCCTGATCCTTTTACAAATGATGCAAGTATAGGATCAAAAGGCAACCCTTGAGGATTAGAAAATCCGCCAGTACTATCAATAGCCGCAATCTTTTCACTCATGAATTTTTCAGCCTTTCCTTTAATTGTGTTAAATGTCTTTCCATAAAACAATCCTTCAGGATCAATTGTAAATTCTAATAAATCTTCACAAAGCTGTTCCTTCTCTGGAGATAAATTGTTCAAAGGTCCGGTTTCTTTAGTTTGTTTTATTTCTTTACTTTTTTTTCGGTTATATTGTTTTTCTGCCAGCAACCAATCTACAGCATATTCACATCGTTCGTATTCCTTAAACCACGGGCCACCTTCTGTGTAATGTATAGCTTTAGGCTCTCCGTCCATAGGTTCTTGATACCAGCCTGCAAGCCAGTTCCATTCATGTGATAATCGTCCAATGTCTTCATCGTCTAACCAACTAAATCTATGCAAGTATTGGCCAGTAGTATTAGGATTATTTACAAGTTCTTTTGTAACAACTTTATTTGCAGGATGAGCACAGTTCCATAATACCATTGAACTCCAGTTTTTACGTGGATAGATATGTTGTTCTTTACCATCCATTTTAGTAGTTTCGTTAGGAGTGTAATCATGTTGGGCACACATTACTGCGTATCTATCATCTTTAATTTGAAATAGTTTCCGTATGTCAGTTCTAAATAAAAAGTCGCAATCTATAAACAAAGCCCATCCATCATAATTACAAAGATGAGGTAACAAAAATCTGCTAAATGTAAATTCTGTACTTGCTAAAGGATCAACATCTCTAGTATAATGTCCGTCTTTTATTAAGTCTTTTAGTTTCAACGGAACAATTTCTAGTTGCTCTGGATACTTACAGGTTTGTTCAATACTATGTTTTGCAATTTGATAAGCAATATCTTCTCTACTATCATATCCTATAAAAACTTTTATTTTATATCCGCTCAATGTCTTCCTCCACACAATTTGTACCATATTGTATTTCTACAATCTTTAAAGGTTTATCTGATTCGTTTGCTAATTGGTGCCATTCATTACATGGAATATGCAAACTTTGATGTTCAGTATATATACCACGCAACTCTGCATCTGAACTTACATTCAGAGTATAAACATGAGCAGTACCTTCACTTACAAACCAATGTTCGCTACGTTCTTCATGTTTTTGCATACTAAGTCTTTTTCCTGGTTCAACAGTAAGTTCTTTAACTTTTACTCCAGGTCCGTTTTCATGTAACACTCTATAATACCCCCATGTCCTGATTGTCTTAGGTTCTTTCCATTCTTGTAATATCCAGCTTGAAGAATTTTTCTTGTTGTCTCCTCCTACTCCCCATGCAAATTCTACATTTGCATCTTCCTCGTATACATTTTGTTCTGGAACGTTTCCAGGTTTGCGATCACCGCCGTTCGCAAAAATTATCTTTGTATTCATAGGATTTACTGACTTTACATGATGAATTGCACCACATGCATCGTTAGTGTCTGCATCGCCGTAACATATTGCAATATTATCAACCATTTTTAAATTGCGTATAATTTGTACACGTTCTTCGTATGGCATAAAGGCTTGGCCTTTTTTAGCTATTAACCATTCGTCACTATTCAAGCCTACCCAAAGCTCGTCACCTAACTCCTTGGCAGCTTTAAAATATTCAATATGTCCAGAATGTAGTGGATCAAATCCACCTGTCACTAATACAATGCGTTTCATAAAGATATTTATATACGCACTTAACTATGTTGCTTAAAGACTGGCGTCTTCCATACCTGCAACACGCAGTTTAGTTATATTTGTGATCTGCCACTGTTTCTGATCAAGTGCTTTTAGCACACCTAACCATTTATTCCTCAACAATGCAAATTCATTAATAATCTTTTCATAGTCAACTACGTCTGCTTCGCCGTCAACATATCTATCTACATCTCTACTTGATAAAGCACGTTGATAGTTTTCAAGATATTTTTTAAAATAAGAACTACGCAATCTACGTAGTTCAATATTAAGGTAATTGAGTATCGCTTCAATCTCTTGTAATTGATTAAAGCGATGCTCAACAATACCTGGCATAGACGCAGAAGCTCGCTCTAAGTTGCCACTAAGTTTACATTCCACTCTTGCTTCTTCTAGCTCTGCTTCAAAAAATGCAACAGCGTTTGGAATCTTAGCAACATCTCTACTTACTTCTGAGTACCAGCCCATTAGTCTTCCCACTCGTTATTGTAGTCATCATCGTCATCCCATTCATCGTCAAGATAGTAATTGATTGCATTATCTAACTCTGTACATGAACCAAGCGATTCGCGAAATGTATCGTCAGACGTGCCATAATCAGCACATATATCAACAAAACGCTCTGCTACAGTTTCAACTTTTTTAGGTTCAATTGAATCTTTAAACACTAACCAAATGTCTACAATTTGACTTTCGTCCATATTTTACTCCTCGGTAATCTCTTCAACCACTGCTTCTTGATCGGCAGTTTCCTGGGTATTTACCACAGTCTGCTCTTTTATAAGGTAGTCTGACATTACTTTGTCGAGAAGTTCTCCAGTCCATTTTTTACGGTAATCTAATAATTCTTCACCGTCTAGTGTTGTGTATGCAAGTCTATTACCTGACTTGATAACAAGTCCTTTTTTCTCAAATAATTCAAGCAATCCACTGTAAGGATTCATGCCTGTTTCATATGGAATTTTAACTTGTACACCTTCGAAAGGTTTTGCATATCGTGTCTTCATTACTTTGCAACCTGCACGAATTCCACGCACTTCACTTATCTTGTTGCCGTCTTCATCTTCTTTTAGTTTTAGTTTTTTCATTGCTACAACTATTGAAGATGCATAGATAAAGCCTTGTCCACCTGATATCTTATCATCTGGATCAAACATATCTTGTGATGCATATGTGTGATTTGTACATACAAGTCCTACGTTATGCGAGCCAAT